GCAGCAATACCACCTAAAGCAGGGCCAACGATTGGAATGCCCGCCATGGCGTCGAACGCCTTTTGAGCTGAGCTATAAGTACTGATTAATGTTTGGGCTGTCGCTAAAACCTTATAAGCAGCTGACTCTCTTCCAAATACCTCGGCAGCCGCAGCCGTTGAATCGTGTAGAGTTGCTAACCTTGCCTGAGCTTCTTGCTCTTTTATTTGAGTAAGTAAAATTTCATTTTTTTCCTGTTGGTCTTTTGTTTCTTCATCCCTTTTAAGAGTATCATCCTGCATCCGCTTATTGATATCGCCAATGACTTTAGCCCTTGTTTTAAAAGCGCCTATTAGTGGATCTTCAACACTTGTATCGCTGATATTTTGTGCCCTACGGGTAGCCCGTTCTAACCTTGCTTGTTCTTCTAAAGCCTCGTTTTGTTTCTTGATTGCCTCCGTTCTTTTATCCTGGATAGCAGCTAAATCGTTTTCAATCTTCTGCTGAAGGACTAAACTTGAATTCCTTGCCTGATCTAATTTTATAACCGCGTCCGCTAGCTTGTCTTTCTCTTCCTTGCGTAGTTTTTCACTATCTAAAAGGCGATTAATATACTGTTCGAAATTCTCATTTGACTGTTGCTGAAATTCCTTATCAGCCCTTAATTGGCTAGCTGTTATAACAAGCGCCCGTCTGGCTAAATCCTCTCGGACTCTTTGTAAATCAGATTCCTTTTTTGCCGCCTCTTCTAATTTGGCAGACGCCTCATCTAATGTTAAGTTCCTGTTTTTAGATTCTTTTATCAGCTTGGCTATTTGGAGCCCCTGCTTTTCGGTTTCAATCCTTAGCCGTCTTTCAGCGTCCTCTAGGTCCCGTGAAGCATCTAAAAATATTTGTTGCTGTTTTACCGCGTTAGCTATCTCATCTGCCAAACCACCAAAAGCCTCAGATAGGCTATCCACTGCCCCAGACACATCGAATGTGGCTAGTTTTATTAGCGCCTCACCTAACTTCCCAACACGTGAAACTAGAACCTCAATAACTACACCCACCGCGTTAGTGACGTTCTCAAACTTATCCATTAAGGCGTCATTCTGAGATAGGGCAGTTTTAAGAAGACCAAACACAACTACAATCGCAGCAAGTGCCGCCCCTAAAGGTGTAGCCAAGAATGCAAGCGCCTGCATAGTCATCGCCTTCAATCCTTTCACCCCTGACTCCAGTCCTGTAGCCACCTTTCCCAAAGCAGGATGGACACCATCAAGGGCTGAGCGATAATTACCAATGTTTATCTTCTGCTTCTCAAGAGCAGAAACATTCTCTTTAATCTTCTCGCTGTTCTTATCTAACTGTAAATTAATTTCTTTTAAACGTGTCTGCCCTTCCTTACTTTGAAGGTTAAGTTTATTCCTTTCTTCTCTTAACTCTTTACTTGCCTTAGTAATATCATTAAGGGATTGTACCGAGTCTGTTTCGTCAACTTGAAAGTCTAGTATAATTTCTTCAGTGCGTGCCATTATTCACATGCAAGTTCAAAAGGTAATTCATACGGAAGTCCACATAGTCCAGGTTCTACAGGAGGTTCGCCACCACCACCGCCAGGAGATGGCGAAGCAGTCCCGGGTACGAAGTCAAACTCACCCGCCGGTAGTTTAATAAGCTGCCATTCGGAATCTAAATAGCTTTCCTTGTATCCTGAAATCCGGTTTAGATAATATAAATTCTGCGTTTCTTCCGTCCTGATCTTAATAGGTGAAAGAAAATCAATCCGATTGTAAACATCGAAAGGGACTACACAAGTGCTAATCAGTTTCACAGGGTCATTTAAAACACTTGAGAACAATCTAAAGTAGCTATGAATCATTCCTATCTGATACCTTAAAGGGTCTGTAATTTCACCGAATGATAACGAATATATGAAGTCGTGATTAATCTGACGCCCAGTATTTATTAGGTCAAAATATGCGAGCGCCACGTTATCAAGCGCAATAGGATAGAACCCGCCAGAATCAAAAACAATAGAAGCATTAGAAAACTTTGATACTTGATAGTTCGGGATATTTAAAAACAAAAACACATCTTCACTGGAGGAATATTTATAGTTTAGTTTCTTAATCGTTCCTGTGGCTGCGGTGTCAAAAGGCAGCCCATTAAAAACTACGTGACCTGAAGGAATAGATTTCACAATCCAGTCACCGTTATAAACTTCATTTGAAGAATCAACAATCCTAGCTAAGTCGCCAACTAAGAATATTCCGTTAGGATCTTGGAAAGCAGCATCGCCATACCCGTCATTTGCCACGTCACCAAACTGAATCTCTTCACCTTCCTCAAGTTCGATTAGATTAGTTAATTCAAGTGACGCATCAAATACCGGATTATTATAAGCTATCGGATTGGCAAAATCACTTTTTAGAATCTCTTTATCAGGATCTAAAAAACCGTTACCTACTTCAATATTTCCTTGACCGTATTTTAAAAACTTGCCTTTATTGTAGGTCTTTAGTTGCTCGTACTCTACCTCAGCATAAGAAAGACGCGAATTTTGCCCGTAGTCGCTTATAAATTCCTGATAGTCGATTTCTGTCTCCGAAATGTATGGGCTTAAATCAATAGACGGTTTGCCTTTGATCTTCTCGAAAAGATTAAGAGTTAATGTCGCCGTCCCTGCGTCATAAGAAGGGAGTACGTTAAAAATCTTTAAGACGTTAGACACAAACTGTTGCTTGGTCCAGTTCGGAACCACTGAGCTTCCTATCGTTCTATAAATGTAGGTAGGCGTAATTTTTATCGTGCCTCTTAGAATTTGCCCCGCGTCACCGTCGGCGTTCGTTTGGTTCTGATGGATGGTAATTATATCCCCTATGTTTAACTGAAGGACCACATTTAAAGGGCAAACAGTTTCTACATCCTGGAGTGCTCCAATTGCTACGGTCCTTACGTTCACCCCGTTCACCCTGATGGCTGTTAATACCAACCCACCAAACCCTGTACCTAAATAGACGTCGCTAAAGTTTACGTTAGCAGTCATCTTTAACGGAGTGACGTACTGGTCATTTACTAAATCGAACGAGTTATAAGATCCATCTAAATATGGAAGAACCGAGTCGTTATCCCATGTGACTTTAACTGTAGTATTGTATGGGATTACTTGGGCTGCATTCTTTTCAACGAACGAGCTTGCTGAAAGTATCAATTCTTCATTCTTGGAATTAGCCACACAAAGCAAATGCTGATACCGCCAGTCCTCTAAAAGTTCTCCTTGTATCTTAATCCCTGCGTCTGTGAAGATCTTTTTGAAAATAGTCTTAACGTACAATCCAGCTACAAAATCTTCAATCTTTATTTGCGCCCATGACCTGGTAATTAACGGACCGTTATCTAACAATGGGAAAACTAGACCTTCTGTTAGTGACCAGGAGTCTACAATGGTTATCTCGTTATTGTCTATGTCGAATACTGAAAAATCCAGGTCCTGTAACTGACCTACTATCATCCCAAACCAGTTGTTATTTCCTGAGAAGAAACTACATTCGTAAACTTGTGTAATCCTCTCAATCCTAAGGTATCCTGAATAAGTCACTGCCCCGGCGTCGTTTAGTATCTGAGCAGGGATTCTTTGGTAGACAAGTTTAGATATGCTGTCAGGAAAAGGATTCTGTAAAAGGCGGGTATTGTGTAAAGTCTTCTGAAGTTCAAACGCATAGGAGAAGTCGCCGTCAGTAGTGGAGATGTCTTCGAAAAGCTTAATCTGCTTTTCCATCTCAATGACGTCATCGAAGTCTAAATATTCATTTGCAACTTTAATCATACCGTTTGACTCGCTACCTGATCGGTGTACGAAATTGTGAAACTTAAACTATGAATCTTATCAACTCCTCTCCGAACTGTGACGCTTGAATTATCAACTATTACCGTTCTGCGGTCTCTCCTTGTTGTGATTATTTGAACCAAAGGCGAACTCCTTATTTCCTCTCCTATCCTTTCGGCTTGTGTCCTACTTAAATGCTGACTTCGAACTAGCTTCTGCTTTCGTGTCCTGCGGAAAGTCTGTTTATTAATTGTGTCCGCAAAAGTGTTATAACTTTTAGGCCAGTTGTGAAAGATGTTTTTCTTAGTCTCCCCTGTGGCCTCCACGCTTAACAAGTCGTCTTTATAACCAACGAAGGGCCAGTATTCAAACCCTCCCAAGTTGTTAAGCCACGATATATATGTAAGTTCTCTCATTAGTTCAAACTTGTGTTATAAAAGATAAACTCCCAATAATGAATGCCAGTTAAATCAATAACATGAATCCAATGACCTAACCCCATAAACGTTGGTTGACATTCATAAAACGATCTGTCACAAATAGTAAATCCGTTTGGTCTATCCGTTAATGTTTTCATTCAAGTAATCTAAAGTCGCCATCTTCAAGTAACCGTCTGTCTTCCTCGCTAAAGCCCTGTTGAGCCTCACAAGTCTCTAAAATATCAATACAGATTTCCTCTGTAACCGTCACCCCCTCAACTTCTACCATCTCCGTAGTTGGCACCCCCTCGGAAAACTCTAACACATACCAATCAAAAGGCACCACAGACAATGCGTTATTAAAGCCAAC